ATAGTGATACAGTAGTAGAAAAAATATTGAAAAAATTTAAATATAACTTGTATCAAGAAATCCAACAAGAAATAACAAAATGTAAAACAGATATTACTCAATTAGAATTGGAAGAATTAGGTTTAAGTTTTAATATTGAAGCTGCGATGAATAAATTAAATGTTGGCGAAAATCAAATTGATTTATTAAAAGAGCAAAAGGCAAAATTGGAAGAAGATTTAACTGTCTTAAACGACGGAGTTTCATGGTTGGACGATAATATGGATAAACTTGGAATAAATGATGCTATTATAGTATCAAAAACCCTTAACAAACCATTTATAGAAAGATTATTAATTAGACCATCATCAGAACATGTTGTATTAAAAAGAGTAAGTAATATTAAAAAAGTTTTTAAAAAGACTTCTAGACCGAGGTCAGTAGATGAGAAAAGAAGAAGAGACGAAGAAGAAAACATGAAAAATTTAATTGGACAAAGAAGTAAAGAACAAAAGAAAAAAAGAGAAACATTATCTTCCAGTCGAAGAATGGGAAAACGTGATTCAGACGATTCTGACATGGATGGACGAAGACGGAAAATTAGAAGAACAAAATCAAGAAGGAGAAGATCAAAGTCAAGAAGGAGTAAAACTAAAATACGTAGATCTAAGAAAAAAAGAAGACGATCAAGATCTAAGTCAAAAAGAAGACGATCAAAAACTAATTAACGGTTTTTGAACATACATCTTTAATAAAGTCATGTAGTATATCAGTCTTTTTTCCGTTAGCTATTTTATTCAATCTGTGATTGTAATTCTTTTATTCGTCTTTCGTATTTATATTCTTGTGATTTCAAAAGTTCTTTTTGTATCTTTAAACGTTCTTTAAAAATTATATTTTCGTTAAATATATTGGTAACATTTTATCACACTTACTTTCGTGATTATTTCTATATTGTTTGGTTGAAAAGGTTTCAGCTAAAAAAAATTGAATTTTTAAATTAACTTTTTATAAATATTCTTGATCAGGTCCTAATCGTTCGATCGCGAGTTTAAAAAATGTATCTGTCTTTAAAAGACTGTCCTACTCAGACTAAAAATGAGTTTAGTTCCCATATATAGTATGATCTATCCATACTATACGCACTCAAGATTAGATATAATGAATTTACTACTACTATACAGGTGAATTCATCGAATAATGTGTATGGTTTGATATAAGTATTTACTACTATACTACTTGGTACTTATATTAAAATAAATTTTGAAAAGTAGTAGTATAATGAAATTAACTTTCATACAGTTTATTTCATCGAATAGTCGTGTATGATAGTACAAGTATTTTCCACTTTGGATATTTGTATGAAAAAGAAAAATAGAAGTGGTATATTATTTTATATTATAACAACCTAATATAAAATATTTCTTAATTTTAAACAATACTTTGCGTTTTTAATATGATAATTTAAACTTGAGATATTTTTAAAGGACTTTTTACAATAAGTATAATCCATTTTATTTGAACTGGTATTAAGTCTTTAAAATACATTTAGGAATTGACTAAATGATAATAATATTTTTTAGGTATGTTTCTTAATAAGTCTGGATTTATAGAGTCTCAACACAAATTTTGTGTGTGTTGGATATTTTCGCATTTTACACCCTTGAGAATAAAAATTAATCTTTCATTCCATATTTTTTTTTAAGATCTTCTACGAAAATAATATATTCAATTTTTGCTCTAATTTTTCCTTTTCCTCGCAGTTCATTCCATGCATTCCATTTAGAAGTATCTCTAAAGTTCAAAACAAAAGGTTTTGAAGTATTATTATTACCAAATAAGCTTTGTTTATAAAGTCCATATAATTTTAGAAGTTCGATGTCTTCCGGTTTTGTTTTTAAATTGTTAAGATCTATAATCGCTTGTTCGAAGTTTGGGTTATAGTGCATTTTATCACAATAAATGTAATTTTTAAATTATTTATAGTATTTTTTTATAAAATGAGACACTTGATTTTACACATATTATCGTGTGTAAAATCATTAGTTTATAGATATACTAATATAATAGTTTAAAATAATAATTTTATATTAAAAATGATTTCTATTGTTGAACGTCTAAACTATAAGACATAAGAAAAATGTGAAAATTTATAGCTCTTTTGCGGATGACAAATAATATAATACCCTCTAAAGGTTCATTTATATCTAGATATTTAAAAAATGAAAAAGCATCTTTAAATCAAGTGGATTTTTAGATGTCTCATTCTAAAAAATCTAGGTCTAACTTGTAATGGTCATAACAGAACATATGATAGTCCGCGCTCCTGTACCTGCATCCGGATATGATCGAATAACGGGTTTTGGTATTCCAGAATCTGGTTTAGCATAATCAAAAATGACAATTATACCATCAAATATCGCACTAGGTTGTGAAGTGTTAATTCCGATAGTGATGGCGACAGTACTGTTAATTGCAGAAAATCCTGCATAAGATTTATTTGGAGCCGTTTGAAAATATAACATCACGTATTTATCATAATTAGAAGTACCAATGCGAGTTTCGTAATTAATAGTAATTATAGCTGAAAAATTAACACTAGCATTTGGTAAAGTATATATGGTGGTAGGACCGGTTGATTGCTGTATTGTAACTACCTTAAGATCACCATTTACATTTCCTGGTAGACCTTGTTGACCTTGTGGACCTTGTGGACCTGGTGGGCCTGGTTGACCTGGTAGTCCTGGTGGTCCTGTTGAACCTTGTTGACCTGGTGGACCAATCGACCCATCATGAGATGGTGAAATCTTCGAAATTTGGTCAACTATTCCAGCAAGGGAATCAATATCCTTTTTTTGTTCTGAAATTGAAGAATTGTTTTTAACTTGATAGTATATTACTACACTATTTGTTATGAAAAGTATAAATAAAATTATATAAATTATATATTCTTGTGTCATAGTTTTATAGAAACAAAGAAAATATTTTTAAATTTTTTTTTTAATTACTTACATCCAGATTTTTAATTAATATTTAAAAATTTAATAAGTACTAAATTTACAAAAGAAAGTTTACACCTTCATAACTGCTTATAGCTTTACGGATACATAGATCAAATTCTGTATCTGTAACATGGTCTTTAAATTCTTCGTACAATTCCTCTCTAATTCTTAACATATAAGCTCTGAAGAACATTAAGAAATGTCGTCTATCATTAAATTTATTTGTTTCCAACATCATTTCATTCAAAACCTGTTCTTCAAAATCTTCTAAAATTATATTTATTTTCTTTTCTTTGTCTTCTTTTAAGTATTCATTAATTAATTCTTTCATCGATCTGACATTTGGATATTTCAAATGTATTTTATTACTGTATATATATAATTCTATTACGTCTTTCAGATTATCATTTCGGAATATAGAATCCGAATCAGTTAACTTTCGCGCATACCTATTAAGTCTTCCTGTAAAGTTTGATATAATCTGGTCGTCAAATGAAATCCTAATACTCAATTCTCCAAAACCTGACAAAGTATTAATTAACCTAGATAAAAATCCTGTACTACAAGTTCCACTCATATCTTCCAATTCTTCTATCAGTCGCTGTATCATAGTGTCTTTAAATTCATTATTATTGATATAACCCCATAGTTTCACAAGTATATTTGAAAGATTACTGCTATATTTAGAATACAATGTTCTATCCATTTCAATTCTATTTAAAGAAACTCGTATTTTCTTATGTCTGTCGTACATTAACATACATTGTTCTGAACAATATTTATTACTTCTGTTTTCGAGTTTGATTTTGCAATTTAAACATTTATCTGAGCTTTCAATATCTTCCGGAATTTCTTTATTCGGGATTTCATCTTTTAATATTGTGTCTATTTTATTTGAAACATAATTGTAATCAATAGGATTTTCTTCTATAAGAAGAGTAGGGTATAATAATAAATATTCAAGGATTTCGACGACTGATTTTTCTATTTCTTTAGTATGAACATTTTGCGCATTATCATAAACATTTCTAACAACACCTTCTATTTGACCTAATAACATTATTATCTCCCGAGCTTTTATCTTATAATCTTCCGTGCCTAAGGTGAGTACTGTATCTGCTGCATCTGCTCTTAAATTGTAATCAAGTTCGCCGTCAGTTGAAAAGCTATATAGAGTACTATAAATATTTTCAATGGTTTCTTCAGAAAGTTTATTTTCTATATTTTTAAAGTTTTGCAAAAGATATTGTCCGGACAAGATTCTATACATTGTTTTATTCTTTTTGTTATTTAAAAATTCCAAACACGAATTTTTAATGTAGAACTTAGACGTTTTAATTTGTGATTTTTTCTCCAATGATAAAATACTTTTATATCTATAGTCACAATCTATTTGATCATCATTAATAAATTCCCTAAAATATAAATCTGAATCATTAATATAAGTATCATTTTCCATAAGCGTACAAATAGCTTCTATCTTACATGGTGTCGGGAAGTCTTTTTCGCAGCTTAGTTTCTTACATACACAGTTCAAAGCTTTATATCCTAATGATTCACGCTCAGAATTTCTTTGTAAAATTAATTTATTACTTTCTGTTTTAATTTCAATCATATCTTTATCGTCGTCTTTTTCTATTTCTTCTTGGAATTCGAAAAAAGATAATAAACTCTTAGAGCATTCAAGTTTTAAAAACACTGATATATTAATATCATTTAAACAAATGTGGGATAAAAAGTTCTGAATAATTTTTGTACCACTGAACTGATACATTCCCGTGACTCTACTGATTAATTCTATGGTATCTTCTTTGATAAGAGAATAATAATTTTCTAAGGCTTGGATCCGAGTTTCATTATCCAAGCTAAAATTTAATATATATTTTAATAATTCGTCCGAACTTTCATTACCAGTTATTGTAATTTGTGTATCCAACGATGATACTTGAGAAATGTTTTCTATTAAAGTACTCATTTTATAATCTAAATGTATTTTTTAAATAATTTAAATTAAAAATAAATTTAAATTATTAATTTCGAGATCTTTTCCATAATTTCGAAATCGCTCGCATTCTGCTTCTCGCACTTTGCCCTTTGTATACACTTTTCGAACTTTCTTTTCTAACAAATTTTTGGTAAGAGTTTAAGGCTCTTTTACTACGACTTCTTTTACTACGACTTCTTTTACTACGACTTCTTTTAATACTACTTCTTTGAATTCTACTTCTTTTAATTCTTTTAGGACTAAAAGTATGTGTTCTTTTACGACTTCTTTTTAAAGATTTTCTTAGTCTTTTTCTAGTTTTAGGTCTAAGATTTTTAATAGATTTTTTACAGTCTCTTGATTTCATACCCATCTTAATACATTTATGATAAGCGATCTCATATTTTCTAAGTTCTTTAGATTTTTTACTTTTATTGCTACTCATACTAATATTAGTTCTAGCTTTTACCATTTATTATTAATTAAGATAATAATTTTAAATGTATTTTTAATTTCATTTATTTATCAAGTGTGTATGTAAAAAATATATAAGTAACATATAATTGAATTTTTCTTCAAATCATGAAAATAAAACTTCCCAGAAATAAAATATTTTATTATTTTGAATATAACCCATATAAATTTACCCAAGAATATCATTTTCAGGAAGTTGAATAGGATTTTTTATTGATTCTGAATAATTCTTATTTGATCGCCACGAACAATATTTCTTATGTACCACAATATTATAAACAAATTTTTCAAACCATTCATGACTTATTGTATAATATCCTGAACTAGAATCTTCAGAATTATAACTTCTACCCCAGCTGTTTTCAACCTTCCATTTAATCGGTTTATTATCGGAATCTAAATCAACACCTGTTAATACCATAGCATGGTTCGGATAACTTTCTAAACAATCCATCATCTCTTTTTTACTCAAACTGTTAAAGCTCGTATTAAATAACAAATCATAGTTATAACATTTTGTATCAAGTAATTCTTCAAATGGATTAATATATTGTGACACATCGCAATCAAACTCAACAGGTGTATTATCTGTTATAGAATTAATACATATCTTGGATATCTCATCCATGTCTAAATTATAAAATCCATTTCTTTCACCACCTATTACGATATTTTCTTCATGCGATTCATAATATTGATTGTATTTATTTCGTGGATCATTACCGATCCGTAGATAATCATTTATATCATTAACTATAAAATCATTATAAAAATTTAGTGGAGTTATATGTAGCGTTTTCTTTAGTTTTAAATTTTCAAATTGTCCCTCACTTTTATGTCGTTTCTTTTCGCGTTCCAACTGCTCGTTCAAATCTAATCTTAGAGTAAAAGACCATTGGAACTTTTCATTCGGATTAATAGGTGTTCCAAGTAGTTTACATAACATATCATATATTTGGTCCATCATTGTATCCTTCATTTTTATTCTTTTAGAATGATCTTTTTTGGAAACTAGTTGAGTTGCGAATTCCCTTAATTTGTAATTTAAAATAGAGTTCATTGTTTCGGTTGAAAAACTATTTATACTTTCGCGAAAGCATGTTTTCGGAATTATACCATATTTCTTAATCAGATTCGCACATGTAATCCAGTGACCACCATCCTCACAACCCTGCAAAAGAATCCCTTGGGTTTTTATATCGTGTGAGTTTATTTTATCTTTTTCCAAAAATTTTGATAAGAAATAATTACACTTTTCTATCTTTTCGTAAAAACATAGATAACTTTCCGATAATTCAAAATCATGGGGTAATTGGTATTTACGCACTAATTCGTGACGTATTACATTAAGAAAAGCAAACATCCAACAACGTCCTGATAGTCCTTGATTAGACACTACTAGTTCTGGGTCTAATACATGACTAAAATCACAATCTCTTGATTGCATATATTCGCGAACCTCAGATATTCTTAAAAGATGATTAGAACATAAAGAGTTTTGAATGATACGATTTGTATCATCCTTATAAAAGTTCTTTTTGAGTTTATTTAATTTTGAAGCTTTAAAATCCATTTTATTAATTAATTTTAAATGCTTAAATAAAATATTTTAAAAGTATTTTTAAATTTTAAATAAATTTAAAAATTAGTAAGCAGATAACCCAATCCACAATTTTAATTTTTCAGACCAGACGAATGAATATGGGTATGTGTTATCAAGATAAGTCAAATAAAAATTTGAACCTATGACATCGTATTTTGCATATTGATTTGTAGGTGCGATATATATAATTTGACCCTCAAATTCACCTGTAGGAAGTGAAATTTGCGCATTGTTTGAAACATTTGTAGTTGTATTTGTTATAAAAGTGATTGCTGTACCCAAACTAATTTGTGCTGAAAATGGATTAGCACCATTATATGATATGTAACCGGTTGATAAACCTATATTACTACTTCTAATTTTTGAAGCAGTAATATCACTTGCTAAAATTTTATTAATATCAGTAGAAGCGATATTACTTATGTTTGAAAAAGACTGATTGCCGTATACTGGATTAGACATTTATATAAACAAATATTTTTATTTCTTATTTAAAAAAATTATTATATATAATAAAAAAAATGCTACTCAAACTTTTTTATACCATACTCTCAATTTTTGTTTTTTCTACTCAAAGCGTGGTTCTAGACGAAAATGCTGTTAAGTTTACCGAGTTTATTAAAACTCATAACAAGGTTTATTCCGAAGAAGAACTAGGTCTCCGTTTTTCAATATTTAAAAATAACCTTAAGAAAATTGAAGAACATAATGCAGAAGGACATTCGTGGACTATGAGTGTCAATAAATTTGCCGACTTGACTCCAGAAGAATTTAAACTTATGTACACAGGTTTTAACAAACCTAAACCTGCTCTTCGTAAGTCTACTATCAAATTTGACTCTTTGAATCTAACCCCCATAGAAGACCTTCCCGATAGTTTTGATTGGTCTGAAAAAGGTGCTGTGACTCCTGTCAAGGATCAAGGACAATGTGGAAGCTGCTGGGCTTTTAGTACAACAGGAAGCGTTGAAGGTACATATTTCCTATCAAGTGGTAAGCTTGTTTCATTGAGCGAACAACAATTAGTTGATTGTTCTTCTTCATATGGAAACGAAGGATGTAATGGCGGAATTTATACAGTAAGTTATGATTATATTAAGGATAATGGAATATGCTTAGAAAAAGATTATTCCTATAAATCTGTAGACGGAACCTGTAAAAGTTGCAAAGAAATTACAAAGGTTGATTCTTATGTTAATGTCACTCCTAATGATGAAACAGCGTTACAACAAGCAGTTTCGATTAATCCAGTTTCAGTAGCTATAGAAGCTGATCAATCAATTTTTCAATTTTATAGTTCTGGTGTAATGGATTCTCAATCATGTGGAAAGTCCCTCGATCACGCGGTACTAATAACTGGTTGGGGTATATTGGATGGAAAAGTATATTGGAAAGTTAAAAATAGTTGGGGAAATTCTTGGGGATCTTCAGGTTATATTCTACTCGGAAGAAATTCAGATATTTGTGGAATCTCAACAGAACCTGCTTATCCAGTTATTACAAAAAATGAAATTATATTCTAAGTAATATATTTTTATACTTAAAAAGTATAAAAATTTCTATTTTACATGGAAACATGTAAACCCAGATAAATTTAAATATATTATAGCAATTTCTGAATGGCAAAAAGAAAATAATGTTAAAAAATTATTGTATCTATAAAGCTTATAATCGGACAATAGAACAAACTTATTATAAATTAGCAATAGAATGGAAGAATATTGTTAATATTTAAGGTTTTTTCTACCTGTTCCATCATTTGCTTTTCGCGATGCACTTCGAGATGCTGCTAGCAATACCATCATAAATATAGTAAAAAATATTAAAATATATCTTACTATGAAAATGTTATTGGTGGATTACCATTTCCACTGTTACCTTTTAAGGTTGTATTTCTCCTGGCATTTAGGAAAAAAGAGCTAGCCCT